CTACAGACAAAGAACTTGCCGACTGCTCCAAAGAAGCCGCCGGCAAGACAATAAGATTTAAGTAATTCCAAATTGAGCTTTTATAAGCTGAGTAACAACATTCGCTGATATTTGTGTTATTGCAGAAAGCGAGTGACTCCCCACGGTTCCGGCAATCTTCTTAACTTTATTCCATATATCATCGTTACGAATATTTGCTAAAAACTTGTGACCTTCGGGAGTTAAATCACCTACTTCTAAATAGTCGCCACCGTCAGCACCGAACATTGAAGTAATTAAACCTGCAAGTTTGCATTGTTTAATGTGGTAGATAATTTCGTCATGAGAGTATGGTTGAAGCCTTTCAAAATCGTTGCTGAATTTACTGTATCGAAAGGATTCGTTGAAGTCACACACTTCTTCTACACTCAAAAGAATATCACGAACACAGTCGTTATTTAAACGCATAAGCATCACCTCCTTACAATTTGATTTTAGCATTTTAAGGAGAAAAACACAACAAGAAGGTTACAGCAGAAGAGTTTTTGGGAATATGTCAAGTGCTTGATGTTGATCCAAGGCAGTTTTTTAAGCAGTCTGCTTAACTTATTACCTCAGAAAGGAATGATAAAAATGGCACTAACCATATATGCGGTAGTTGCTACCGTAGTAGCAGTAGTGGCAATCATAAAAGCTGTAAAATGGAAAATTGCTACAAAAGCAATGATGGTTTATTGCATGAAAAATTTTAGGATGCCCACATACAAAGAACTTGCCGACTGCTCCAAAGAAGCCGCCGGCAAGACAATAAGATTTAAGTAGGATTCGAGGTGATAAAAAATGCTCTCAAAAATCATGATAAGCCGTAATTACAAAAAGAGAAAGCACGGTGTAGTCATACACTTGAATAACTTTGCGAGCGAAGAAGAAAAAGCAAAGGTAATAAATGAGATAAAAACCGTGTTACATCGTAATAACTACAAAAGCAAAAATGCGATTTCATACAAAATAAAAATCGGCTGAACAATAAATTCAACCGATTGAAAAACAATAATTATTCGATGTTATAAAGGTCATCATAGCCTACATCAATAGGATCGGTAGCATTGCAGGCTTCAAGACATAGAGCTTTAGGAATATCTTCATCAGGTTCTTCTTCAAAGATTGAAAGAGTTACATAAACCATACCATCGTCTTTCATCAACTTTACCTGTTCGTATAATTCCGAAACTTTGACTTTGATTCGACACATTGTTATCACCTCCTTAAATTGATTATAACATTAAAAAGCTTCATACACAACAAGAAGAAAGGAATGATAAAAATGATTGATTGCTCAAAAACAGAAAAGTATTTCGCTGAAAAGTTGAGGATGACGAAAAGAACAAGGCGGCAAGGATGCAAAATTAAATGTTCCGAGTGTCCGCTGTCCAGTCAGAATAACGGGACATCTGATAGTATGAGCTGTATAACTTTTGAAATGTATCATCCTGAAAAGGCAATTGTAATTGTACAGAAGTGGAGCGATGAACATCCGCAGCGGACTTATTTGAGTGAGTTCTTGAAAAATTATCCGAACGCTCCGCTTGAAGATGACGGAACACCCAATTTTTGTCCTTATCGTTTAGGGCTTATGAGCAAAGATAATTGTAGAAAAGACCATAACTGTGTTAAGTGTTGGAATCAGCCTATTGAGGACGGTGAAGAAAATGCCTGAACTGAAAATTTTGCCTTGTCCGTTTTGTGGTAGCAAGGTAACAGTTGAGAATATAAGCCCTAAAGACGCTGACGAAGAGATGTATATGTTTGAGTGCACTAATGATAATTGTGCCTCGGCTACCTGCTTTGGCGATTACAGCACCGACAGAGCAACTGCTATCAAAAATTGGAATAAGCGTGTTGCACAGTGTATCACGAATGCAAAAATTGGCACTTGTACGATCAATATAGATTTGAGGTGATAAAAAATGCTCTCAAAAATTATGATAAGCCGTAATAAAAAGAAAAAGGCAATGCCAAATCGACAATTGCCCTTTGAACACCCTGCTTATCCTATCCAGAGTGATTTTTACGAAATTTCTTTAGAGAAATACGGCGGAGAACTACCGATTCATTCGGTGCGAATGTCTTTCGTACTTCCTTATGACGATTGGTGCGAATTTTCAAAGTCAAACCTTTACAAACATTTTCAGGAGTATCTTCAGGAACTAAAAAGACGAGATAACCTGCATGTGAAGACAGCATTGGAAGATTGATAGGTAAATGCTCGTTGTAAGTGGGTACATAATAAACTTTACCATTTCTAACATGTTCTAAAGCCAGCACTTCAAATGTAAACGTGGTTTCATCATAAATTCCGCTGTCGAGGATAACTTGCAGGTCGGTAATAGTAATAGGCAAGTTGGATTTATTGTTTGTTTGATAATGTAAAATTAGTTTTTTCTGTCCTCTTGCATACGGACGAAGAACGCATTCTTTTATTTGAATTTCTAAATTAATTCTGCGTGACAGCAAATATTGAATTAGATTTATCAGAGAAATCAAAAAGCCTAATATACCTAAAATTCCACTAATTACAACCCACATAACAATCAACTCCTTTGCTTGATTATAACATCAAAAAGTTCAATATACAACATAAATGAGGTGATTAAATGAACGACAAAATCCTTATCAACCCTAAAACAAATCAGGAGTACAGAGATGTACCGCCGACCGTGGCGGCTGAATATCTCGGAGTTGCTCTCAATTATGTTTATGAGGGCTTAAAAAAACAAACACTGCCTATCGGCTCAGCCGTACAGAGTGACAAAGGGCGTTGGAGCTACAACATACCGATTGACCGGCTAAAGACCTATGCAAGCGGTGCAGATATATCATTGCTTACCGCCCTGCTCAACAAATTGCTCGGCAGCGGAAATACAATCAACGAAAGGACAGCGTAAAAATGATAAATTTGCCGTGCTACGGCTGTCAGATACGGACGACAAGATGTCATACTGATTGCGAAAGATACCTTGAGTACAAATCAAAATGTGACAACCGCCGAGCCGAACGCTCTAAAAATTATGACTTTTTTAATTACGTCTGTCATGAAATCGACATCCATACGAGATGTCGCAAATCAAATAAATAACGAAAAGGTGAATATATGGAAATCATTGCAAATAACCGTGCAAATAACCGTGAATATATCGCTTTTAAAGACTTGAAAAAAGGCGATATTTTTGTATTAGCCTCAAATAGCAAATGGTACATAAAAAAACAACGATTTTAATGCAGTGCGACTTACAGACGGCGAAACCGTTGAACCGAGTTTCTCACTTTTACTTTGCGAAGTCAAAGATTGCATGCTCGTAGAAAGAGAAATCTATACAGCATTAACTGAAAAGGAGTGTAACAAATGTGGTTAAGAAATTACCCGACACGCAGAAAACTGCTCAAAGATGTTAAGGAGTTAAGAGAAGAAAACAAAAATCTCAAAAATGAGTTAAAAAAAGCTCGCCTTGATAAATCCCAAGCCGAAGAAAATAGCACAAACGCTCAATATGCATTAAGAGGTTATAAAAACGAGAATACTAAACTCTGTGAAAAACTTTCAATGTATGAATCAGCAGAGGCAGAATCCTTCGGTTTTGAATGTGTGGGTGTCCGCAAATGAAAAAAGGGACAACAGTTGAAGACGGATATGATGTTGAGGGACGCTGGCATTTGAAGCTCAGAAAAGCCAAAGGCAAGTTTACGCTCGACGAAATAATTGAAGCGGCGAAAGAATGGGAAGAAGATTACTACGCCGTGATAATTAAAGCGATGAGCGATGAGATAGCGCAGTATTACGATGATGACCTTGACGGTGATTATGTCACCTTGTACCGTGCCACGGATTTTATCAGCAAAGAGGTGTAACCAATGAAAAGATTAACTTTAAATCAAGACAGCGAAATCAAGGTTAAGGACATCTACGGCAAAATGCACGACTGCAAAGATGTCCCGAGGGAATTTTATGGCTGTATTCGCAAACTTTACGACTATGAAAATACAGGATACACAATTGATTTTATTGACAACATACCGCATATACTCAAAGATATGCGTGAATGCTTATTAAATCCATCGGTTGTAAATATTAGAATGTGTTTGCATATGATTGATTACATTTTAAACACAAAAGAAAAAGACCGTTGATTGCTTGCACTACAATCAACGGTCGGCAAATAACACAAGGCTATCTGCGTACAAATACAGTCCAACATTATTATATCAGATAACCTTGCAAAAATCAAGGAGATTATATAAATGAATAAAAAGTCTAAATTACAAATGATACCGACTGACAAACTTCATCCACACCCTGATAATCCAAGAAAGGTTATCGGCGATGTTTCGGAACTTGCAGAATCTATCAAGACAAACGGTATCTTGCAGAATTTGACCGTAGTGCCAAACAATGATAACTGGGATGATTTCACGGTTATTATAGGACATCGCAGGCTTGCAGCGGCAAAGCAGGCAGGATTGACTGAACTGCCTTGCGCTGTTGTCGAGATGACCGAAAAGGAACAGTTATCTACAATGTTAACCGAAAATATGCAGCGCTCAGATTTGACAGTTTATGAGCAGGCAAAAGGATTTCAGATGTTGATTGACCTCGGGGACAGCGTTGCCGAGGTGGTAGAGAAAACAGGCTTTAAAGAAAGCACCGTAAGAAGGAGACTCAAACTTGCAGAACTTGATGAAGAATCCTTCAAGGAAAGCCAGCTCAGACAACCCACATTGGCAGACTACGAGCGTCTGAATCAGATTAAGAATATTGAAGTAAGAAACGAATTGCTTAAATCAATCGGAACGAATAATTTCGATAATCTTTTGTATTCTGCTGTTAAAAAGCAGGAGACCGATGAAGAAAAAGAAAAAATTGAAAAGCTCTGTCTTGAACATGGAATGATTAAAGCGCAGAAACATGACGAAATTCCAAGCAACTACGAATATACGGGATTTTTTGCGCTCAAAGATTTGATCGGTAAAGACTTTGCGGACGGCAGGAAAAGATATTTTTATTTTGGTTACGGCTCAAACATTTATATTTACGCAGAAGCATTTGAAAAGCGGGAAAAGATCGATGCCGAAGAAGAAAAGCGAAAGCTTGAAGAGCAGAGATGGGACGAGCTTGTTGAACAGGCGGAAGAAACAGACGAACGCTGTGAGGCTCTCAGAAGAGGCTTTATGCTGGATACGAATTTCAATGACAACAACAAGAAGCAGGAGCTTGTGAAATTTATAGTCGCCCAAGTGGCGACAGGAGCCAGTAACAAAAAATATCGTTTTGAAGAAATTATCGAACACGACTTTGAAGATGATGAAAACATAGATAGCTACATCAACGAACATTGGAACAATGACAGCGGCAGAATGCTAATGGCGACGGCATACGCTTTGAGCCAGAGAATTTACGGTTCGTTCGATTATATCAGTGTAAATTATTCGGACAAGACATTCAGCCGAAAAAACAATCCCGAACTCAACAGATTTTATAATCTGCTATGTAAACTCGGCTATGTGATGAGTGACGAGGAGATACAGCTCCGTGACGGCACACATCCGATTTTTACCTCCGGTGAAGTAAAATAAACTAAATAAGTTAATCACACAACTGCACTTGTGAGATTATATAAATCCCATTTATACCTTCTTTCTTTAATTGTATTTTCGGGTAGGTGCAGATGCCCGAACAAATTAACCGATAACAAGCTCTGCACAGCTTGTCATATAAAACTCGTTTACTCCTCTTTAAATAAATTCTGACATTGAAAGCGGAGCAGGTGCAGATGGTCCGCTTTAGGTGAAGGAAATGGCATCAATCAAAGTTAAATCCGAATACAAAAAACTTGTCAGCTTATTTAACAATTTGACAGGATCAAGGTCATTGTGGCAAGTGTTCAACGATTGCATAGAAATGTTTGCGCTAAGCATTCAGAATACTTTTTGCTTTGGTCAAACATTTGAAAAAAACGAAAATCGCTATAAAGACATCACCAAAAATTATAGTGAAAGCGAAATTGAAACAATTGTAAAAATTTTCGCCGAGATAACTAATGCACTCGAAGCAAATCCATTTCAAGATTTTTTGGGGGATTTGTATATGCAACTTGATATGGGAAGCAGCGCTCTCGGACAATTTTTCACACCGTACACCGTATCTTATGCAATGGCGGTAAGCTCGTTTGACGAGAAAAATGCAAAAGCTGAATTATCCCAAAAAAGATATATCTCGGTTCTTGAGCCTGCGGTCGGTGGCGGAGCAAATGTAATTGCGTTTTGTGAGGTACTGAAAAATCATGACATCAATTATCAAACACAATGTGTCATTGTCTGCCAAGAGCTCAGCAAATTAACTGCTCTGATGTGCTATACAGCACTGTCGCTGATAGGTTGTGCAGCGGTGGTTAAAATTGGAGATAGTTTGAGTGATCCATATACGAACTATTTTGCTGAGTGTTCTAAAGGTGCTGAAATTTGGACAACTCCAATGTTTCACATTCAAAACTGCTATAAGAAGGTATGAATCTATGCAAGAAGAGGCGCTTTTACAAATCATTAAAAAACAGCTTAATGAGATCGTAAGGTGGTAGATTTACAAAATGTCGAGGCTAAATAAAACATGGACGGCCGATGAAATAGATTATCTTGTATCTGCTTGGGGCAACGTTAATATGGCCACTATAACAAAACACCTTGATAGATCCGAATGTGCAATAAGGCTAAAAGCCGGTAAGTTAAACTTAGGACCTTTTTTGACTAATGGTTATAGATACATTACAATAAGCAGTCTTTATAAACTCATTCGTCCAAACACTTCTGCCAGCTATTTAAAAACATCGTGGGTAAAAAATAGGAATCTGCCTACTCACAACATATCAAGAAGTTCAAAAACAAATTTTACCGTTGTTTACATAGATGAATTTTGGATGTGGGCGGAGAAAAATCAATATTTTTTAGATTTTTCAAAACTTGAAAGATATCAATTAGGACCTGAGCCTGATTGGGTAAATCAAAAACGAGAGGCAGACATAGTAAGAAACAGATTTATCAAAGCAACTCCGTGGACGAACAGAGAAGACAACCTTCTCAAAGAATTGCTTGTAAAGCAAAAGTATGGTTACAAAGAACTATCACAAATATTGTGTCGTAGTGAAGGTGCTATACAGCGCAGAATCAATGACCTAAACATAAAATATCGACCGTTAAAAGCTGATAATCATCAAAAATGGACTGAATCAGAATACACTTTACTTGGCGAAATGATTAAATGCGGAAGCAAATATGAAGAAATATCCGACAGAATCGGTCGATCAGCTAAAGCTATCAGAGGACGTGTGTTTGATAAGTACCTAACAGAAAATCTTGATAAAGTGCGAAATTACATAGGCAACGGAAACTTTGGAGACGGAACGCCTGACAAGCCGTTAAAATACAAGCGACTTATGTCGGACGAAGAAAAAAACAAAGCTAATCTATTGTTATCAATCATCGCAGGAGATTTACTTTGTGTTGCAAAAACGAACTCAAATGTTGATGAGGAATACAGTGAATATTGGCAAAAGGATATGTGCTTGAATTGGAGTAATGTTAAAGGCTGCATTGCATGTGAAAAAGATTGCGATAGTTGCACATCGTTTAAAAGAATACCCGTACAACATTGCAAGCGTTGTGGAAAAGATTTTTTTGAACGAAAAAGTGCTGATTTTTGCATTGGTTGCAGAACAGCTCGTCTACATCAAGCGCAGAAAAAATATGCAATACTTCAGCAAAAGCAAAGTCGAAAGTAAAGAAGGTGTATCTATGGATGATAAAACGGAATTCGTACGAATGGTAACAACACAATGCCTAAAGTATATGTCTGTGAATGAGGCAAACAAGGTTGAGCAAATTTTGTCAGTCTTGTTGACAAAATATTCTCTAAAAAAAGAAACCTACGCTTTATCCACCGAAACAGTTACTCCTAATCAAAAATTAGTAAATACTTTTTTAGCCATTAAAAAAATTAGTGGTTTAACTGACAAAAGTCTAAAAGCTTATAACAATGAAATACAAATGATGCTTAAAGCAATAAATAAGCCTATCGCAGACATTAAGGTTAATGATATTCGTGCATACCTTGCTTTTGAACAATTAAATAAAAATGTATCAAACAGTTATCTTGACACAAAATTAAGATACTTAAAATCATTTTTTAAAACACTGAGAATTGAAGGCTACATACCAAATGATCCGGCAGAAAAAATCACAAAAATAAAAGCTGAAAAGGTAATCAGAAAGCCGTTTACACCGATTGAAACCGAAAAAATCAGAGATGCTGCCGGAAAAGATTTGAGGTTGAAGGCAATCATAGAATTTCTATTATCGACAGGATGTCGAGTTACAGAAGTGGAAAATGCAAATCGCAGTGACATTAAAGATGATAAACTGATTATCACAGGCAAGGGTAACAAGCAAAGATACGTATATCTTAACGCACAAGCAAAACTTGCTTTGGAAAAATACGAAAATACGAGGTCAGACACCAACAATGCTTTGTTCGTTAGTAAAGTTAAAATAAAAGGTGAATACAAAAGGCTTGAAAAAGGACAAATAGAAAATATCATTCGTGAGCTTGGTAAAGACATTGGAATTGAAAATTGTCACCCACATAGATTCAGAAGAACCATGGCTACCGATGCCCTTAGAGCCGGCATGCCAATTGAACAAGTATCACTAATGCTTGGCCACGAAGAACTGACTACAACACAAATATACGCAAGATCTGATGAATCTGATGTTTATCAGGCACATCAAAAATATGTTAGATAAATAGGAGTGATAATATTGGCATTCCCCGAAAAATTAAAAGCGTTAAGGCTTAAACATAAATTAACGCAGGAAGAATTAGGTGAAAAGCTCTGCTTGAGCAGAACAAGTATATCTTACTATGAGCAAGGAAAATTTGAACCTGATATTAATACCATAATAGCTGTATCAGATTTATTTAAAATTTTGATAGATAAACTGTTGAAATGAGGCGTGACAATGAAAATAAAAAAAGCATTCGACATATGCAAGAAAAATAAAATTATTTCCATTTTCGGCAACGAAAAAGGCGAGCAATGGCTGTCAGACGGCTATGCGGTCTATCCTATTTTCGGCTTGCCGGAACTCAATGAAGATTACATATGCAAACTCTATGACATCAACGATGCGCAGAGAGATAAGATTAGATTTACAATCAGTCAAACCAAGCCGTTGATTGATGTTGAGGATTGTTCGGCGGATGAAACACCGGCTGAAATGTGGGATATAAGCATTATATACGACGGTAAAGTAATGCTCCCGATTAGCACCGCAGAGGGCTTAATGTTTATTGACAGAGTATATCTTAATCCTTTTGTGGATATGCCAAACGAAACAATGGCACTTGCACTGCGTAAGGACTTCAAAGGTACTCCCTATTTTGCCGTTAAATTCGGAATGATTGCATACGGCTTTATATGTGCTTATGAAATTGTTGATGAAGATTTTGTGAGACAATTGAAATCATTATACATTGAAAGCGATATGATTTTGAAAAACAAGAAAGGATGACCTGCCGATGAAGCAGTATGAAGCTGACCAACAGCGGAAGTTATTTCAATGGACGACCTACATCCGGGCAAAGTATCCTGAAATTGATTTGATGTTCCATATTCCGAACGGTGGGAGCAGAAATAAGCTCGAAGCGGCCAACCTAAAAAAGCAAGGGGTAAAGGCAGGCGTGCCGGATTTGTTTTTGCCGGTTGGCCGTGGAAGCTATCACGGCCTGTTCATTGAATTAAAATACGGCAAAAATAAGCCGACTGAAAAACAAACCGAATGGCTTAAAAGCCTTAATGAACAAGGCTACGCTGTCGCTGTATGTTATGGTTGCGACGAGGCAAGCGAAAAAATATTAAAGTATTTGAAATTAGGTGAAATAAATGAGTGAAGAAAAAAAGAAACGAGGTCGCAAGAAGAAACTCGACCGAATAGACAGGATGTGTCTTTACTGTTCTGATTACAACGCAAAGCACGGCACAACTTACAGCTATGGCCAGTTTGTTGCGCAGATAGCCGCAGGGAAAATTAAAAGACTTGGGTTATATGATTATGAAGGAGGTCTTGCAAAATGAGTGAAAATAAAAAACCGGTTGCAACGGAAATGCAGGACAAGCCGACACCGGCAGAAACATTGTCAGAACTCGACCGACTTGTGATAGGTTTTATTGACGGTGACCTTGATGTGGCTACGCTTAATAGCTTGGATATGTTTAATCGTTGGTTAGTGCTGTCAATGTCGGCTATATACAGCTGCACAAAGATAGGCTTGCTATCAGCCAAGTCTTGTGTCAAGGCCAAATACAAGCTCCTACAAGAGTATCGCAGGTTTAGGACTGACACTTTTTTTGCAAACAAGGAACACATCGAATGGATAAAAAGGACGAAAGAAACTTCTTGCAAATTAACGGAGTTGTCAAAGGCGATTGCCGAACACGATACTAATGTATTGCAAATTGCTTTACAGATAATTGACCTGCTCACCAAGCATGATGTTTATAACAAACTTTTCATTTTGTCAGACGCATCGGATACATATAAAGAAAAATGTTTAAAAACACTAACCGAAAACGATACAGCATTTTTGAATGAGTTCGGCAACATACCTTTTGTGGATTTGCTTTTTAAATTTTATAAATCGACAGAAGAAACGAGAGCATCAGAAATTTTTAAAGAATTGGATGCTGATAACATTAGAAAGGTAGCTTGTCACGTGCCGGTTAAGTCTGACAATTGTCAGGGTATCGCAAAAAGCTATAAAGAATACTTTGGCATTTAATAAGGCAATATTCTTGCCGGCTGCAAAATCTTAAAGGAAATTCAAATCAAGTTAATCCTATATTAAAAAAGTAATCAAAGCGACGACTTCCGCTTTTGATTAAGCTGTTACAAAAGAATGCACCAAAAATCAAACACACAATTGCAGCGGCAAGGTTGCACAGAGCAGTAGTTCGGTGGTCAGACGGACTACTGCATATTTATATCATCTGACTTTTTAATGCGAAAATAGAACAATAGGCAGTCACAAATAAAAGGGTTGAAATACCCTTTAACTATCCCGCTCAAGGAATTAATTAAGTGACCGTTTTAGTTTTTACATATATAATAAAGGATTAAACATGTTTACATACAAAGCCGAAATTAAATCAGGCCCTTTGCTTGAGGTTAAATATTACAAGTCCATTCGCAAACGTAATAAGAAAAATCTTGCTCGACAAATCAATCAATCCAGAACAAACGAAAAGCAAGCCAAAGCAAACCGTATCAGAGGAGAACAACACACACAGAGGCTTATCCTTTGCAACTTCTCTGAGGGCGACTGGTTCGCAAGGTTCTCCGCTCCGTTTGGTGAGTTTACCGAAGATGAGTTTGAAAAAGTTGTCTCGAATTTTTTTAAGCGAGTGAAACGCAGGACAGATAAGAAGCAAATCAAGTTTAAATACATCGGCTACTGCGAATGTGGCAAGCTCGGGAAAAATTGGCATCTGCACATCGTGATTGAAGATTGCGTGCGTGAAATATTAACGGAATGTTGGCCGTGGAAAAACGGAATAAATTTCACTCCGCTCTACCAAGACGGAAATTATGCTGACCTTGCAAAATACATACGCAAAGATGTCAATGGTAAGAAGCGCTTGAAAACATCTCGCAATCTCAATAAGCCTGAGGTCAAAGTTGTTGAAGGGAAAAAACGAGAATACAGGAAACTCGAACGAGGTGAGGCTTTGCCTTGTCCCGAAGGATATTATTTTTATCGTGACGAAATGTGGATAAACGACTTCACGGGTGCGTCTTTTCATTTTACTTACTTGGCCAATAGCCATAAACACAAGAAAATCGGAGGTGCAAGAATTTGAGAGATACAACAAGAGATTATACAATTGCACAGTTTAGACTTTATGCCTCTCTTGGATTTCCAAGCAAAGCACAGGTTGTAGCTGACAAGACAATGCACCGAGCATTACAACTTGACCTGCTTGCTGTGGCAGACACACTTAATGCCTTGACCAATAGCGGTAAAGACTACATCTGTCAAGCTGTCAGCGCTGTTTACTTTGTTGCACCAACAAAACCGTTGCACAAAGGTGAAATAAATTTGAGAGTGACCAAGTTTGCTGTCAATAACTATACAGACGAACGCACGGTGTTTCGCTGGCTCAAAGAGGCACGATTGCTTTGCGCAAAACTTCGTGGGCTTAACATTTGTACATATTGCACAAAGAAAGATGTCAGTAGAAGCGATTAAACCTGTTGTAAAATTAAATTGTAATGATAAAACGAAAAGTAACAACGGACTGGATTGTTCGTCAAATCCGTGAAGGCAAGGCATATAGATTCTATTTAACATCGGATTGGCAAAAAGTCAGAGATGCAAAAAAAGCGAAAGAACATTACGAATGCGAACGCTGTCGTGCTGTGGGTAAGTACAGCCCTTGCGAGGCAGTACATCATAAGCTATATCTCAAAGCAAGACCTGACCTTGCTCTTGACATCAACAATCTTGAGTGTCTTTGCAAGGATTGCCATTACAAAGAACATCACAAGTACGAATCAAAAAAATTAAAAGATGAGTTTGCTGAGAGGTGGTAGTCAAAAAAGACATACCCCCGGGTAAAAAATCGAAAAATTCTGAGGTTTACGGATAACGGTGTAAAGGCACGACAGTTTGGTCTCGCGCACGCACACGAGAAATTTTTGAGAGAGGAGAAGCAAATGGCACAGATTAAAATTGCAGAAATCAAAGACAGCTTAATTGAGCAACTGACCTTGAAAGGGGCAAACATTGAAGTCTATAGAGATTTAATCGACAGCTACATTTTTTGCACAAAACTTGAACGAAAAATGCAAGCGGACATACGCCAAAACGGCTTAACATACAAAGCTATCAGTGCCACAGGCAAAGAGTATATGAAGGACAACCCATCGGTAAAAAATGCAGTAATGTACAACAAACAGCGCTTAGCAATTCTCTCACAAATGGGGTTGTCAATTGACAAGGTTGAGAGCGAATCTGATGACGAACTGTAAAGTCATAGATGAGTATATAGACCTTGTTAAAAGCGGTAAATATCGTGTCTGCCGTGAGCAAATTCAACTGATTAAATTTGTCGAAAATGTCTTTGAAAACGAGGAAATTTACGTCGATGAAGAACAGCTTGAAAAGTATTTGGCTTTGCAGAAATATTTTCCTTATGAACTTTTTGAATGGGAAAAATTTTGTTTTGCATTGCACAATTGCACATACTCAGCTCCCGGTGTTTTAAGGTTTCCCGACCTTGTACTTATTGTCGGAAGAGGTACAGGCAAAAACGGCTATTTAGGCTTTGAAGATTTCGCACTTTTAACACCAGTGAACGGTATTAAAAACTACGACATTGACATTTGTGCAACATCGGAAGATCAGGCGACTATTACTTTTAACGATATTTATAATGTCCTTGAAGATAACAAAGCCAAAATGCAAAAACACTTTAAGTGGACGAAAACAAGAATTGTAAATATAAAGACAAACTCTGTGTTGAGATATCGGACATCTAACAGTGATACGAAAGACGGCGGTAGACCGGGCAAGGTCGATTTTGATGAGAAACACGCATATGAAAATTACAAGCTTATTGACGTGTTTGTCACCGGTTTAGGAAAAAAGCCACTCCCGAGAACTACTACAACCACAACAATGGGATATGTGAGAGACGGTCCGCTTGACCAAGAGTTTGCGAGAGGCCTTGAGGTTTTGAACGGTGATGCGCCCGACAACGGCACGCTTTATTTTATTTGCCGATTAAATGACGAAAAGGAAGTTCATGACGAGCAAAATTGGTACAAAGCAAATCCAAGCTTGCAATATTTTCCAAACTTACTCCGAGAACTTCGGAAGGAATACGAAAAATGGAAAATTGATCCGAATAATAACTCTTCATTCATGACGAAGAGAATGAATTTACCGCAGGGAACGGAAGCAAACCCTGTAACTTCGTGGGACAATATCAAAGCAACAAACAGACCTCTCCCCGACCTTGAAGGTAAGCCGTGTATTTTTGGAATTGATTATACAAAAACTACTGACTTTTTGGGTATAGGTTTGATGTTTTTAATTAACGGTGAAATTGTATGGAAGCCGTTTTCGTGGTATTGTTCACAATCTGCGGATTTGGGCAGGATTAAATTTCCATATATTCAGCAACCCGACTTAAAAAGAGTGGACGGGGCGGAAATCCCGCCTGAAATCGTCGCCGACTGGTTGAGAGCGCAGAAAAAGCATTACAACATCGTCGGTGGAGCATTGGACAGTTACCGTTATACTTTGCTCAAGGAGCCGTTAATGCAGTTGGGTTTTGAATGCGACCGTAAGGGACGAAACAATCTAAAACTTGTAAGGCCGTCAGATAAAATGCTTGTCGCTCCTCTGATTGCTTCGGATTTCGCTAATCATCGTATTGTTTGGGGAGATTCGGCACTTATGCGTTGGTACACAAACAACACATCGGCTGTCGAGGATAAAAACGGCAATATCATATACGGAAAGATTGAGCCGAAATCACGAAAAACAGATGGATTTATGGCGTTCGTCGCCGCATATACACAGCTTGATTTACTAAAACAAAATCAGCCGATGTCGGTTGATGAACTTAAGAATTGCTTTAACGCAATTGTATTTTAAAAGGCAGGTGAAAAAATGAAAGTAATAAACTGGGTGAAAAATCTTTTAAAAAAAGATGCCGTTGCAGCGGAATTTAACGAGGACGGCTCAACAGTTGATGAACAGAGGTTTCACCTAACTGAACTTGCTCTATTTACGGCGATTGATTTTATCGCACGAAGTTTGGCAAAGTGCGAATTTGTGACGGTAAGCAATAACCGAGAAAGTCGCAAAGCTGAATACTATCTGTGGAACTATTCGCCAAATAAGCATCAAACCAAAATTGAGTTTTTTACGCAGGCTGTTGCGAAGTTGATTTTTGACAACGAGCTTTTAATTGTTGAAACTGCCGATAATCAGCTTATGATTGCTGATAGCTTCTCGAGAACGGAACACGCTTTGATTGACGACACATTCAGCGGCGTTACTTGTCGGAATTTTACATATCAGAGAACTTTTTTTGAAAGTGAAGTAATTTATCTCAGATACAATAACTTTGCTTTGAACGGCTTGTTATCGGATATGTGCAACACTTACGAGCAGTTAATGTTATCAGCTCAAGAAAGATATAACAAAGCTGTCGGACATAAAGGCATCTTAGAGATGGATAATTACAGCTTCGGCGACGAAAACTTCGCTGAAACTTACAACAAAGTTTTGGCAAAGCAGTTTAAAGCGTTTTATTCAAATAAGAACGCTGTTATGCCTATTTACAAAGGCATGCATTACACCGAGCCGTCAACCGATGCCGGAAAGACTACGAACAGCGAGATTAACGACATCCAAAAGTTAAAAACCGAGGCATACACGATTGTTGGCAATGCTTTGCACATTCCGCCGGCAATTTTAAGCGGTGAAGCATCGCAATTGTCTGATGCAATGGATTGCGCTATTGGTAATGCAATTGATCCGATTGCAAATATGTTTGAGCAAGAGATTACAAAAAAGAGATTCGGCGGTGCTGAATTTAACAAAGGCAATTATCTCTTAATTGACACAACGACAGTCAGACATATTGACGCAATCAGTCAGGCGAATAATCTTGATAAGTCAATTGCCAGCGGAGTGTTGACGCCTGCACAGGCTCAAAAATATTGCAATATGCTCCCTTGCTCAGAGGCTTGGGCGCATACATATTACATTACTAAAAATTACCAAACAATAGCAAATGCTTTGAAGGGTGGTGAATAAATGAAAAGCAGAAATTACAACATCAAGCAGATTGCTGAAAATCAGAGTGTCTTGCAGATATATCTTTATGGCGAAATCGAGCCGAGTTACTTGAATATTTGGGGCGACCTTGTAGAATCCAAGACAAGCGCTGAATATATTCGCAAGGCGATTGAAAAAGCAGGCGAAATTGAAGGCATTGAACTCTACATTAACTCACTCGGCGGTTATGTCGACGAGGGCGTGTCAATTTACAATTTGCTCAAACGGCAGAGTGTGCCGGTCACTGCATACATTGACGGCATGGCTTGTTCAATCGCATCTGTTGTTGCAATGGCGGCTGACAAGATTGTAATGCCGTCAAACACAACAATGATGATTCATCACGCAATCGGCGGTTGTTACGGAAATGCGAAAGAGCATAGAGAGTTTGCAACCAAGCTCGACAAAATCAGCGAAGCAAGTACAAATTCTTATCTTGTACACGCAGGCGATAAGCTCACGAGAGAAACCCTCGAGCCGCTCCTCAACGCTGAAACATTTTTGACGGCAGAGGAAGCCTTCAATATCGGCTTGTGTGATGAAATTCTTGATCCGGTTGATTTAACCGAATCAAAAGAGATTGTTGACGATGCACAACAGAAGAAAAACCCGAAAGCAAAACAGGCAGCGGCAGAGCTTGCAAAAATGCTTGGCACAAAGCCTGAACCGCAGACACCACCTGAGCCCAAGCTGAAAAATCCCGAAGAAAAGGATAGCTTTGGCTTTATTGAAGAATACTTCAAAAATAAAAATTATTTATAAAGGAGACTGAAAAATGAAGAATCTTGATGCGATTAAGAACGCAAAAGCAAAGTTTGCGCAGAACTTAAAAACTGCCATTGATACCAAAGATGAAGCAAAAATGACCGAGGCTCTCAATGCCTATGCTGATAGTATTCAGCAGTCAATCATTGAGGTCGCACAGGAAATCGGCGAAACAGCCGACAACACAATCCTTGCAAAGAGAGGATTCAGACAGCTTACAAGCGCAGAGCAGAAATTTTACAATAATTTCGTCACAGCGGCAAAATCCGCCGATGTTAAGCAGGCACTCACAGGTCTTGATGTTACAATTCCTCAGACGATTCTTGACACCGTGCTTGAGGACATTACCAGCAATCATCCTCTGCTTGATGCAATCGGCATCGAAAACACATACGGCTCTGTTAAGGCAATCTTTGCCACAGACACAAAACAGCTTGCTGCTTGGGGCGCTTTAAACTCAAAAATCACACAGGAGCTTGCCGGCACAATTCAGGAAAAGGACTTCTCAACATCAAAGGTAAGCGCCTTCATTCCTGTTCCAAAGGATATGCTTGACCTCGGAGCTACATACATTGACGCATATGTCCGCAGAATTCTTGCTGATGCACTTGCTTATGCTTTTGAAGATGGCTTTATTAACGGCGACGGTAACGGCAAACCTATCGGTATGCTCAAGGACCCCGAAGGAGCAGTAAAGGCAAACTCTTACACAGAAAAGACGGCAACAAAGCTCACAAGCCTTGATGTGAAGTCATATATGGATGTTGTCGCAAAGCTTGCAAAAGGTAAGGGTGGCAAGACAAACAACATCACATCGGTTGACCTCATCGTTAATCCTGTGGACTATCTCACAAAGATTATTCCTGCGACTACGGTGCTTGCAACCGACGGCTCGTACAAAAACAACCTCTTCCCCTTCCCGACGAATGTTTATCCGTCTGAAATGGTTACAGAAGGCACTGCTGTAATCGGTCAGCTTTCAAGATATAAAGCCTGTCTCTCAACAGGCAAAGAAGGTAAGCTTGATTACTCTGACCAGTACCAGTTTCTTGAAGACAATAGAGTTTACCTTATTAAGGCTTACGCAACAGGCTTTTCACTTCACACAAATGATTTTATTAAGCTTGACATTTCAGCGCTCAATCCTGCTGAAATTAAAGTAACTCTTAATCAGGCAGCAACAGCTTAATTTATCACGGAGGTGTTGAAAAATGGGAATCATGAACGATGTAGTTAATATGCTTGATTTCGACCGCGAACACATTGAAACAGATGAAAGTACAAAGTTGAAAATTGAACTGATTATAGCCAATGGAAAACAGCACCTCCGCGATTATAACCCTCTACTTACTGATGAGGATTTTGAACAGCCGACAAGGGCAAGAAGTTTGTTGTTTGATTATTGCAGATACGCTTACTCGAACGCAGTTGAAATGTTCGACCATAATTTTGAAAGCGAAATTTTGAAATTAAGGCAGGAATACGAGGTGCGAATGTATGATACCGAAGAATAACATTGATTTTTTGACATTCAACGACGGACTTGCAAAAATCTACGAAACCGACGAAAACGACGACATCATCACCGACAGCCTGAAAAAGTATCGTTTTGGCAATGAAAAAATCGGAGTAACTCGGTTTTATGGTGCAAAGCAGAACGATATTGAACTGTCAAAGGTTATACATATTCACAAAGATGAAACATTGAGAACGGATATGGCGGTCATCATTGACGGCACACGGTTCAAGATTGAACAAATTCAGCACGATAAAAGCAAAAATCCCCCTTGCTCGATTTTGAGCTTATCGCAGAGGGGATTATATGAGGGTGGTGCAGAAGATGTATTTTAAAAATTACGATGAATTTGTCGAACTTATTAAGTCCTGTGGCTTTAAATGTGTAGAGGCAGATTACAACAAATCAACCCCTGCACCCTATCTTGTTTATTTCAAGGATGAAGAAACAGGAATTTACGCAGACGGTAAATGCCTTTGGAAAACTGCAAAAATCATCATAGAACTCTACACAGCGAAAGATGACCATGCAAGCGAAACAAAGTTTGAAAAATGGCTCAACGAAAACGGCTTCGGTTGGAAAAAGCCGAACCGAGCGTGGGACACAACAAATAAACTTTGTGTAAGCTATTACACTTTGGGCGTGACTTTCGATGAGTAGTTACAAAAAAGTCGGTATTGACCGAATCGGCGATACTTTATCAAAAGAACTTGCAACCTATTCGGCTGACATCCAAATGGGCGTGCGGTTGTTGGTTGATGAAAAAGCCGAAGAACTTAAAAACGCAATCAAAAAAGAAGCACCTGTCGGCAGAAGAAAAAAATATCGCAAATCGTTCAGAATAAAAATCACGAACGAAACATTTAGGTTTTACGAAAAAACAGTTTATGCGGAAAAACCTGAGTATCGGCTTACACATCTTCTTGAAAAAACTCGTAAAAAGAGAGGTAAAAAAGGCGGAACGATACAGCCGAAGATGCACATTGCTCCGGCTACAGAAAAAATCCATAATGAATTTGAAGCTGGAATAAAAAAGCTCATTAAATCATCTGAAGCTTTTGGCGGCGGTGATTTGAGCGGAATAAAAAGAATCTAAAAACATAAGGAGTGCTTATTGATGAATAAAACTATTAGAAAAGTTGGTTATGCTGTGCTGACAGAAGGCAGCACAGGCGAAATTACATACGGAACACCGATTTGGTTTAAATCTGATGAGGCAGGCGGCAGAAGTATCGGTGCTGAACCTATTGGCGATTCAAATACAATCTACGCTGACGGCTTGCCTATTATTGTAGCAAGTGCGAACGGTGGCTACACAATCAGCCTTGAACTTATTTCAGCAGTCGATAACATCGAAAAAGATTGGTTCGGCAACGATGAAGCCACAGAAGGCGGCATTATTGAGAAGGGCGGTATCAAAGTGATGCCGAGATTCGCTCTTCTTGTTGCCAAGGAAACATACAAAGGTGACAAGCTCTACGAGATTGACACTTATTTCGACTGCGTAGCTGCAAGAGCGACCAGAAATGACAAAACATCGGAAGGCAACTTCGATCCACAGTTCCCAACATTTACAATCACGTCAAAACCACGCCCTGACAATGATTTTGTACGCTATACATCTTATGCCGACACTCTGCCCGAAAGCGTTGTAACTCCTACTGTAAAGGCTGTAAAGGCTGCAAAATCGGCAGTTCCTACAGATCAGGCCTCATCGGGCACTACAAAGGCGGCTAAGAGCTAATGAAAGACACAGTTGTTATTAACAATACAAATGTTGAGGTTGAGGTTACAGCATATACAATGCTCATTTACGAGGACACATTCAAAGGCCACAGCTTTTTGCGTGATGCCGACCGTATTCTCGTTAAGAACCTCAATGATGTTAAATTTGGCTCTGCTGTAAAGCTTTTATGGGCAGCGGCAAAGACGGCAGACGATACAATTCCCAACTTTAAGACTTGGGCGAAAGAAATCAGCATTAAGGACGCTATTTCGGCGACAGATAAAATCATCAATCTCGTTGTTGACAGCCTTAAAAGCGACAGCCCAAAAGTGACAGCGACAGCGACCTAAACGGAACTTTCCTGACGGCGAAGGAAATCTTATCCTATGCCGTCAGGTGTGGTCTGACTGTCGCTGATTTACAAAGATTTACAATAGGTTTTGTGATCGATTATATCGAGACATATTTTGCATTACGAAACAATAAGAACATCCACGAGGATGAAGAAAAATATCAGAAAATGAAATCTGTATTGCCTTTCGTTACAGAAAGATTTGAAAACAAAGAAATCTCGGAAGAGCAGTACAGCGAGTTTATGAACAGATACAAAAAGTTGGAGGATAGATATGGCATCTACAATTAAGGGTATTACCGTCAAAATTGCCGGTGACACAATAGATTTACAGAAATCCTTAAAAGCTGTACAGTCCTCATCGGCGAGCCTACAGAGCGAATTGTCGGCTGTTAACAGACAATTAAAGTTTGATCCTGAAAACACTGTCTTGCTTGCTCAAAAGCAAGAAGTGTTAAAAGAACAAATTGAAAACAGCAAATCTGCTCTTGACCGCTTGCTTGAGGTACAAAATCAAGTTGAAGAGCAGGCAAAAAACGGCGAAATCTCAACCGAACAGTACAGAGCTTATCAGCGTGAAGTTGAAAAAACCAAAAGCAAACTCAACTCCTTTAACGAACAACTCGACAAGACAAGAGACGAATTTGATAAAGTCGCCAATGGGGTTGAAAACCTTGAAAATAAATCGAATAAAACTGATTTATCCAAGGTCAAAAAAGAAATGGATGATGTTAAATCCTCTGCTGACAATCTCAAATCTGCTGTTGGTGATGCAGTAAAAGAAGCAGGCGCAGCGGCAACAGCGGTCGGCGGAGCGTTGACTGGAACTGTCATAAGTGCAAACAGTGAAGAAAAAGCTTTAAATTCCTTGCAGGCTCAAACCGGCTTGACTACTGAAGAACTATCAAAATACGAAAGCGTTATTGACGAAATTTACAAAGACAATTTTGGAGAATCGCAAGAAGATATTGCGAATACCTTGTCGAAAATCAAGCAAGTTACGGATGAACAAAATCCCCAAAAGCTTAAAGACATGGCGGAAAATCTGTACACGCTTGAAGCAACTTTTGATAACTTTGATATCAGCGAAACTTTAAGAGGCATTAACGGTCTGATGACCAACATGGGCTTAACAGCTGATGAGGCTTTTGACTATATCGTAAAAGGTGCGCAAAACGGCTTAAATTACAGCGGAGAGCTCGGCGATAATATCGCCGAATATTCACAGATTTGGGGACAGGCAGGCTTTGATGCCGAGCAGATGTTTTCAATCCTCGAAAACGGCACAAAAAACGGTGCGTACAATCTTGACAAAGTCAACGATTTCGTCAAAGAATTTACAATTTCTCTTTCCGACGGAAGAATTGAAGAAAATCTCGGTAGCTTTTCAAAAGGCACGGGCGAAATTTTCAAAAAATGGAAGGACGGCAAAGCTACTGCATCAGATGTTTTTTATAGCGTTATCAGCGACTTAAAAAACACAAAGAACGAGCAAAAGGCATTAACTACAGCTTCAACGGTTTGGTCAGCTCTCGGTGAAGATAATGCAATGAAAGTTATCAAATCACTGGGAAATGTCAACAAAAACTACAAAAATGTCAAAGGCTCAATGGAAAAAATCAAGGATATCAAATATGATGATGTTGAAGCTGATTGGAAAAGTCTTGGTAGAACCGTACAGACTGACATTATTAACCCGATAGGAAAATCATTGTTTCCTGAGGTTAAGAAACTTTGTAAATTTGTTGAAAACCATACTGACGATATTATCCCTACATTAAAAGTTGTCGGCTCTCTTGTAGGTGGCATTTGGGTAGGCCGAAAAACAACCGCTGTTGTAAGCGGTGTACAAAGCCTTATAGGCGCATATAAAAGTCTCAGAACTGCTACAGAGACTGCCAAAATCGCACAGGAAGGTCTTAACCTCGCACAGAAATCAAACGCAATCGGAATCATCGTAGGCTTAGCGGCTACGCTTGTAGGTTCCTTGTGGTCAATCGCAAGTGCGAACGATGAAGCCAAAGAATCACAGGACAAGCTCAACGAAGCGCATGAACAGGCTCAGGAAGAAATCAAAGAGCTGAAAGATGCCAATGATGAGTATGTGCAAAGTAAGAAAGATGCGGCGTCAGAGGTTGAAAGTGAATTTCAATATTATGACAATTTGTGGATCGAATTACAAGGCATTGTTGACAAGAACGGCGAAGTAAAAAAAGGCTATGAAGACAGGGCAAAATTTATCACAAATGAGCTGAGCAAAGTTACAGGTGATGAAATCACTTGGAACGGCAATGTTATTCAGTCCTATAAAGACCTTAAAGGCTCAATTGATGATGCACTTGAATCAAAGAAAGCCCTTGCTATGTTATCAGCTACAGAAGATGCTTATCAGACTGCTGTATCGGGTCTTGCAGGAGCGAAAACTGACGCAATAAATGCTTATGCCAAAAAGAAAAAAGCACAAGAAGAGCGCGACAGTGCAGCGGAAACCGCACAAAAATATAATACAGAAGGACTTGACAGAAACAAAAAAATAATCAAAATTGCGGGGTGGGCATTTGAGAATGGAAAAATCTCGCAAACCGACTATCAAAAATACCTTAAAGACGCACAAAATAAGCAGAATACAGCTAAAAACGAGCGTGCTTTATCATCATTTGGCGCAGCATACGGTGCTGAAAGTCAAAAAGCTAAAGATAACCTCAAAGAGAAAGAAAAAACTCTTAAAGAAGTTGAAAGCAAATATAACGAGTATCAAAGAAAACTCGTTAATTATAACACCACGATCCAAAACGTCGAAAACCTCACAGCGGCAAATGCTAAAGGCAACACCGAAGAGATTAGAGCCGCAATGTCGGACTTGTCTAATAACATTGTTACATATGCAACTGGTAACAAAGCTGCTCTCGAACAGCAGGTCAATGATTTTAAGACAAATGCTGAGAATCTAAGAACGGCATACAAGGACGGTGTTGAAGGTGTCACAAAAGACCAAGTCGAAGAAGCCGAAGAATTGCAGGAAAGAGCAGAAATCGAGCTTGCTAAGTACACCGATATGTACGGCACGGTTGCCGCAATTGCTACAGGCAAAGCTGACGAAATCAACGCACAACAGCAGAAAATCAAAAACGGTTTCATTGACGCTGAAACAGGTTCAAGAGAAAGCCTCGAAAATCAGCTTGCGAACTTTACCGCAAACTATGAGTTGCTAAAAACTGCAATGGATGAAAATCAACCCGGTGTAACTCAAAAAATGGTTGATAATGCTAAAGAACTTGTAGATAAGGCAACTGTTGAGCTTAACAAGCTTAAAGGCAACGGCGAAACAGCAGGCAAAAACGGCACCGAGGGCGTAAGCGACGGCATGAAAAACGAAGACGCCCTTGATAAAGTTGATAAATCAGGCAAAAAGGTTCTTAGTAAAGCCGAAAGCAGTCTTTCAGGGAGCTATAACAAGGGTTATCAAAAAGGTAAGGATTTTACGCAGGGCTACATTAAAGGTTTAAGTGAAGGCGGACCTACAGGAAGCCTTCACGCCGAAACGAACAGGCAGGCAAGAGAACTTGCCGAAACAGGTCTTATTTCTCTTGCAAATGCACAGGATTCACATTCACCATCAAAAAAGACGAGAAAACTTGGAGCTTACTTCGGCGAGGGTTATCGTCTTGGAATCGCCGATGAAATTGCCGAAACGCAAAAAACAGTAAGGTCTTTAACCTCGAGAGCTCTGTCAGCGGTTGAAGGTAATCCAATCGGAGCAATTAACAATAAATTTGCAGGCATTCGCACACAAAGTCAAAATGCGACGGTAAACGGTCAAATGTTGAAAGCTGTTACAAATTCGCCTACGATTGAGATTCAATTCACAGGCGATGTCAACATCAATAATGACATGGATGTTGATGATTTTAACCGCCGTGTGTCAAATGCAATTGTGCAAACACTTGACGGTGAAGCATCAAAATGGGGAGGTTAAAGATGAGGCATAGTTTTACATATAACGGTACCGATTTGCGGACATTGGGATTTTTTATAGCCACTGCACCCAAATATCAAATTGCAAAGCGTAATTTCGACTTTACCTCTGTCTACGGCAAAAACGGCGGAGTGATTTCTGACAATGGTGTTTTCGATAATGTTGAAATGCCGTTTGAGGTCAACAGTTATCCATACATTGTGCCGAATGAAAGCAATGCAGAGCTTGTAAGAGCGTTTGCTGAGTGGCTTACCGTTTGGGACGGCGAATATAAAATCTTCAGGGATTCATATAACCCCGGTTATTTTACAAAAGCAATTTGTACTGGAATTGAGCCAATAGAAGAGGTTGCTCCTCTTTGCTTGTCAACGACTATCAATTTTAGCCGAATACCGTTTTGGTACAGTGATTTAGGGCAAGAGATTATCAGACCGAAATTAACTTCGACACAAAACGCAGAAATCAAAATTTACAACCCTGAAAATTGCACCGCCGAGCCTTTCATCAAGATTATCAATAAAGGCACAAAAGTTAATCCGTTGACGCTGACGGTTAATGGTGGTCAAACTTTAACGGTTAAAACATCATCGGATAAGGATTATATTGAACTTGATTCCGAACAGCAGTCCGCTTCTTTCAATAATGGCACGAGCTTGGCAAACAATTGCATAATCTGCACAGAGTTTCCAAAGCTTTTGCCCGGCTGGAATAAAATAAAACTTTCAGGAAAAAGCGCAAATGCGTTTACTGATATTGAAATTAAGCCTAATTGGAGGAGATTGTAATGTACCCTATCTTGTACAACATTGCTGACTATTACAAAAATTCAACGCCATTGTTTGAATCTAATGGTTTCGGTTTTTTGACTGAATGCACCGAGTTCTTGGTGACAATGGAGCAAAATGGCACATACAGCTTTAGCATGAAAATAAAAAGCACGGATAAGCTCGCGCCGAAAATTAAAATAACTTCATATGTCAAAGCGAAAGTAAATAATGTATCTGAACCACAGTATTTTTATGTGACCAAAATAGAGGTTGATAAAAACGGTGATTTAACCGTGTCGGGTGAACATGTGTCAAGAATGTTTTTTCAAAATGGGACAATTCCTCGTGCAACAGACGGTTCGATGTATGGCACACCGAAAGAACTCATTGACCACTTTATGCGAGACTACAGCATAGTAGGAGAACCTCTGCATATGTGGTTTACGGAGGCCCCATATAAGTGGTTTAATTTCAACTCATCAATCACAGCAAAGAAAAGAATTTACTTAGGCTATTCACAGGCAGTAAAGTTTGAAGATATTTTCAAAGACGATGACGAAGGACTAATAAATCAGTTTGGCGGTGTTTTGTTTTTTGATAATTTTGATATTCATTTTGAAAAAATCACCACAGCAGGGGCGAAAAGTGGCTATCGAATTGCTTTCGGCGCTAATGTGTCAGATTATAAGCAGACTGCTGAAATTGGCAACTACTATACACATGTTATGCCTTACGCACGATGCAACACTACGAATAATAAAGAAGTCGTCGTGTCAAGCCCTGAACCATATGAAACAGGGTTAAAACGGAACATAAAAAACACATATTTGTATGATTGCACAAACAAAATCAAAAAATACACTTTAAATCCCAGCACCGGCGAAAACTACGAAGAAGTCAGAGATGCCTTGCGGAATGCGGTTGCCGATTATAACTATTCGACGGAACAAACATCGGAAACTCTGAGTATAAGGGTAACTCTTGAAAATGAACTCACCAAAATGCACGCAATCAAACTTTATGACGAAGTGACGGTTGTAATGCCGGACGGCACTAATCTTAGCCGAAGAATTTCAAAAACGGTTTACGATAGCGTATCTCAGAAATACAAAGAAATTACAATAGGCGATTTAAGTATGTCGATGTCTGATTTATTAAAAATCCAAAGGAGGTTTAAAAGATAATGTCTATTAGTTTAGCACATAAATCAATTACAATTGATGTAAATGACCGCAACGCACCGAATGTTGTTGGTATTGCCAATGTCAACGATAAAGCAACACGCTATCTCGATGTAACATTGACGGCCAGCGGTGAAAAATTGACCTTTGCAGACTGCACAGTAACAGCGACTTTTGCAACGGACGGATATTTAATCTCAGATTCAGTCGCTTGCACCCTGAACAGCGCAGCGGATGTTATTACTGTCCCGCTTGAAGATTTCAAGTCTATGTCGGGTTTCTTGGCAATCGAAATTAAGATTGCAAACGGTGAAACGCAGGTGTTAAACACGCCGCTAACTTTAAAAGTTATGGTAACTCCGAGCCTCGCTGAAAACAGCAAGATAAACAGCAACAGTGCTGGCAGTTTTGTCGAAATCAGCCGAGAGGTTGCTACGGCAAGAGGCGGTCAGAGTTCACTTGGAGCAAGGCTTGACGGGATTGATCAGGCTGTGTCTAATAAAGCTGACAAAAGCACGGTCAGTCAGTTATCGGCACGAATGCAGACGGCAGAGAAAGCCATTACAGGCAAGGCAAACGCAACAGATGTAGCCAATGCACTTAAATCAAAAGAAGACAACGCGAACAAAGTAAGCTCCAAAACTGACATTACAGACAGCAGTACTAATTATCCGAGCATTAAATATCTTGACGATTTTTATTACGCTGCAAACGAAGCCTACTCATCAGAAGAAACGGACAAGCTTCTTGCAACTAAATACGATTCGTCAAATATCGAACTTGGTACAGCTACTCTTACTCCGTACTCTACTCAGATTGATAAAATAAAATCTGCAACTTGCCTTTAT